ATAAGCTAAATAATAAACAGTACCACTTGCATACGTTGCGTTGTTAGATACGCCAATCGTAACTGTAGCGGCAGCGCCACTCACATTTGAAACAATTATGCTATCAACTTTATTTACAGCGCCTACTGCTGGAGTTAATCCAGTCAATGAAGTAGAACCATTGTATGTCCATGCTACATCTACTGATGTTGTTGATGGTGTTATATACGCAGTATTTCCATAAATACTGGTTGACGATTGTAAATTTGGATTTGCCATAATAATTCCTTAAATGCCGTACACCATATTAGCTATTATCGACGAGCTTGGTCCACCCCCACCGCCTGCGGCAGAAATTTGTATAGAGCCATTACCGTTTGTGATTGTGATATTTGCGCCAGCAGTTAGTGTGGCTTTTTCTAATAAGCCTGTAGATGAGTCACCTATTAGCAACTGCCCATCTGTATATGTAGTAGTGTCAGTAGTATTTAAATAAACAGCTCTTTCTGACGGATATGTAACAAACACATCTTGTGCGCCACTAGAGAAATTTATAAAAGAAGTAGTACCAGCGGAATTAGACAAGACTGTTTGTCTAACTAATGTATCAGGACCACTGCTATACAAACCAATACCTACTTCCCACTTAGTACCAAGTTGATCTGCTATTGTGTAGTAAGTAGTATTGCCAGCGCCAATAACACTAAATCCAACGTAACCAACTGACGCGCCCAGTAAAGTAGCAGCGCCTGTTCCCGGACTATTACATGTTTCTTTTACGCGGTCTGCTAATACAAATGCCATATATCACCTTTTATTCCGTACGTATCGTAGACCAATCAGGGTTAAAGTCTGTATCTATTAAAGCCCATCCAGCATCTTCTTCCGTATTGATAGACTGCCAATTTCCGTCTGATGCGGTACGGATATAAATCCAACTTGGTAACGCTTTAATATCTCCTGCCGTTCCTTCTCCAGTAACACCTAACAAGTTCAATGTTCTTTCAGTGGTTATGTCGCCTACAGTACCAGTCGCAAATACATTAGTTAGCGTTGGTCCAATATCAGGTATTACAGTACCAACAGAAGTCGTTGCACTAACGCCGGATATTTCTACATCTCTTTCTGTAGCAGGGCTAACAACAACGCCTGTTGCACTTGCCGCAGTTAATGCTACAACTTTACCCGTCTCAACGCTACCAACCGTACCCGTTGCGCTATTACCATTTAAGTCATGGAACTTACCAAACGCAAAAGTACCAACGCCGCCTGTTGCGCTTACACCAGTAATTGAAGTTTCGCTAAGTACTGCGGCAATACTTCCAACTGATCCTGTAGCAGATACGCCTGTTAGGTAGAGTTCTTGTTCAACATACCCTACTTCGCCTGTTGCACTTACACCAGTTAAAGCTACTACGTTAGAAAAACTTACATTGCCAACTGTACCTGTAGCAAATACTGCTGATATTGGTAACGTTGTACTTACTGCTACGTTATTTATCGTCCCCGTGCCTGTTACGCCTGTCAATAAAACAGTAACGTCATCGCCAGCTACAAATGACAGCGACGCAAAAGGGGTTTCAGCGAACGAACTTGTACCAAACATGGCTATACCCGCCCGCCTTTAAGTTAAATTAAACGATATTCAATAACGCTGTACCAGCAGCATTAACAGGCATAACTAAAGTAAATGTTCCCGCAGTAACAGTTTGCGAACCAAATGTATGTACACTCACCGCTTTATTAGATTGTGTAGTGTTGTAAATCAACACAGCATCAAATGCCACAGCAAGAGTTACGTTTGTATAAACAATAGACGCTGATGGTGTCCAGTATGCGGTTGTACCACTCGTAGTTGGCGGCGTTGCGTTGGTAACAACCACACCACCGGGCGTATAGTTTGTGCCTGTAACTTCACCAGTCGTTGAGTACGCAGTAGTTGCTGCATTAATCGTGGCAGAAGCTAAATATAAAGCGGCACTAAATGTATCCGCAGCGCCTGAAGCACGCACTGGTGCAGTACCAAAATTATGTACGCCTTGTAAAATCTCGCTTTTAAACGAGGTTGTCATTGCTTGTGTATTAGCCATGATGTTTCCTTATCCTAAAGATGCGGCGACGGCTTCGCCAGTTAACGTAAATTTCTTTAGCGTCATGTGTACCGAACGATGCACTAGTTCGCCATCCAACCAATACTCAACCCACTCAGCACGTTCGTTATCATTCTCATCAACACCTTCGCGCTTTTCCAGTAAAGACGTATCCATCTCGCCTTTAGTTGTGTTTACTAACGCCATTTTCTCTCCTATACAAATCTTAAAAGTGCCGTTGTAGCAGCGTTTACAGGCATTGCGATTGTGTTAGTCGCGCTGTTAAATATCTTATCTGAACCAAAATCCAATACTGCAACTGACTTGTTACTTTGTGTGCTGTTATATATCAAAGCACCACGAGCAGTAAAGTTAGCATCAGGCCAAGAGACATTATCAAAGTTTATGTAGACCGTATTAGTGTTCACGTCTGTATTAACAGTCACACCTGTAATTATATTACCGCCCTCCGTATAGTTCGTGCCATCGCTTGATACTTCATTGTCAGTGGTGTACTCAGTGGTAGTTGGCCCCAACGTAGCAAACGCTGTATATAGCGCCATATAAAGCGTGTCTGTAACAAGGTTCTGTCCGCCCTGAACTATGTCACTTCTAAAACTTAACGTCTGACCTTGTTGTAACGCCATTATGGATTAACCTTAATTTTTGCTTGACCATCACGATAAGCATCCCCACGCTCAAGACCTGTACCCAGACGATTCAACTGTGCAATCGCTTCATCGTATCTTTTCTGATAAAACGCCATCACATCTGGCTCGCCTTTTAAGTACGTATAAGCTTCTAGTAATGTACCGTACAGTAACGCAGGAGAGTAGTTATCACCAAGCCATGATGTACCAGTTGGATTAGTGATAGAGAGAACATTAATAGAGAAGCCAAAACCTGTACCAATACCAGCAGCGGAAACTACGTCTCCAACTTTATAGAACGCACCGCCATTGTTTAACTGCACACTTGTAACAGTGCCACCAGAAATAACTAAAGTGACTGTGCCGCCAACACCAGAGCCGCCTGTTAACAGAAGGTCGTAGTAAACCCCGTCGGTATAGCCTGAACCACCAGCTAAATCTCCTAGCGTACCAATTCGACCTTGTACGATTGTTTCTGGGTAATAGTAGTAATGTAGTTCAATGCCATAGTCGTCATCTGGTGTAGGAGCTAAAATAAAACTTAATTCGTTTGTCGCTTCGCCAGTGACAACAGTGGGGCCAAACAAAGCATAGTACTTTGGCAGCCCTGCACTATTAGGATTTGGGTACGCTTCGCGTAAGTAGTTAACGTCTTTATTGAGTAAATACGTATAGGTTTCATTCTCTGTATCTTTATTCTCGATAACCGCCATAGAAAATACAGATAAAAAATCGCCCGGACACGATAGATACTTGCGTCCTGCAAGCACACCACCTGTCACGTTTTTACGTAACGCTGGGAGCTGTACCGTGTTGTATATACGTTCTTCTGCTTGTGCAACAAACAGTGGAAGATTATTTATGAAAGTATCTTCGTAATCTTGTACATACCCCAGAACAGCAGCGTTTAACTCAATATAGTCCACGAACTACTCCTTAAGCCATAGGACCGCGTGCCATCAAACCTTTAGTCGCCGCGCCTGTACCACGGATTTTAATGCCATCAGTCTTAACTTTTTCGTCGCCCGCAGATTTGCTCAGTGCGCCAATAGACATATCTAGCGTATCTAGTTTGCTTTTATTCTGACGAATGTCTTTTACAGGGCCACCACTCATGGTGTGCGGTTTAGCGTAGGCTGAAGCAGGCTTGTTATTTATCTTAGCCATTATTTGCCCCCTTGATTTTGGGAACGTGCCATGTTGCGACCAACAGCTTTTAACGATTCGTTAGTAACGCCGCCTTTAGCCATTTTCTTGGCACCGTGCATACGCTTCTCGTGTGCTTTAACTTCACGGTCAGCGATTCTTTTAACTTGTTTTGTATCCATTTCAAACTCCTATGTGATCGTAACGGTTCCAACCGTACATATTACTGCTAACGCGTTTGGTGTCAAACCAACATCGTTTGCTCTTGCTCCGCCAATCGGTGCCCAACCCCACTGAAATACACGACTACCACCGCTAGGATCACCAAAGTCTGTGTTAGTAGTCAACTGCAACCCTGTATAACCTGACTGCCTGTAGCTAGTATCGGGACGTGGCTCGCGTACTGCTTGCGGATCATCCACCGGATACATACCTAATTGTAACTGCGGTTGATCAGGTTCCCAACAGGTAGAGCAAACTTTAATCGTAACCTGTTTGGTCTTGATTATGAGCTTTTTTAAATCCTTAAGCTTATATCTAAAACCACATCTATCGCACTCTGCAATCGAGTGCCTAGCCGAGCTAAACCTATTACCCATGATTACGTCACAAACATCTGGCGTGGAACAAAACGCACAGCAGCCGTATCACGGTCTTCACTGGCTGCCCAATCCCATGCTTCGTCATACATGGCTTTTAACCCCATAACACGTTGTGGGTCAACTTCAGGTTTTTTAACAGCGATCATGTACGCTAAACCTGCCACTAAACAATTTAAAAAACGGAAAGGAATATCCACTACGTTTGTACCATCGCCCGCATCGTATATACGCTTCATGCGCCAGTAATGGAACACATAGAACGGTTGTTCAGCACTTCCTTGATCAGGCGCAGGCCACACATTAATCTGTGGGTTTTTTGATGTAGCAGTATTCGACCCAACCTTTTGTCCTGACTGACGATTGATCCACACCTGAATAGGGCGACCTTGTGCCAGCTTGTTAGGAATAGTCGAGTAGGTTGAAACGCTTATGCGCGTAATATTGAGGTCAGTCTGGTTAGGGCCTTGTCCGGAAAAAGTGCGAATAACATGTTCAATAAGATCAACGGTACTATCAGGTAGATCATAAGTTGTTTGTCCTTGCACTAAATTTATTGAGCCTTGCTCAATCGTCCACAGGTTAATACCTTTGTTAGCCCACTCAGTCAGTAAGAAATTTAAACTGCGACGTGCAGTTCTAAAATCATAGCCGGAGCGCAACTCTAAGCCACAACGCTCAAACGCCTCCTCAAACACATCGTTTAAGTCGGGATTAAAACTAGTTGTGTCTGTGGTGTACGCCATTACTTCCTCGCCATACGCATGTTATCTACTAAGTTGGGGTACGACCTACCAGCAGCTTTCGCTGCAGCCTTCGCTGCTGCTTTCTTAGCGGGGCTTAACTTCTTATGTTTCTTCGCAGGATTGGGCTTCTCCCACACTTCACCACCGTCTTTATACTGCGTAAAGTCGGTGTTATCCCTACGAGGCTTTTTAGTTCCTTTAGGCATTTTAGAAGGTGCAATAGCACCCATTCCGCGAGAGGCCATCATCAATATATCTTTCCGCGTGTCTTACCACGCACAGCGCAACCGTCAGCACGTTTAGAAGCAGTAGAACCGCCTTTGCTAAATTTTTGACTGCCTAATTCTTTAGCACTAACGGTACCTCTGTACTTAGGACCTTCAACCGGAAACTTCTGGCTGCCCATGTCTTTAGACTTAACAGTGCCTCTGTACTTAGGACCTTCAACCGGAAATGACTGATTACCAATTTTTGCTTTAGTGTCTTCGTACTCAGGACCTTTAAGCGGAAACTTCTGGCTAGTCTCAGGCTTTTTAGCTGGCTTTGCTTTCTTTTCTTCTTTGTACTCAGTATTTACTTGAGTGCCGGTGCTTTCTTTAGCAGAAGGCAACCTAGTATTCTTAGGCTCGTCATCTAAGTTTTCATCAGTAAAACGACCATAGCCACCGGCTCTTGGTCCTACAATTTCACCGCCTTCGTCGTAGCGTTTGGCTTTGCGTTTCATGGTGTGCTCCTTATCTGCCGCGACCGGATGCTTTACCAGTCATCTTGTTGCCGGGCATAGAGATTTGTTTACCTTTGGTCTTGCCTTTAATAGCAACACCGTCACGGCTAGGAGCCGCAGTTTTTACAGGACCCATCTTGCTTGGTGCAGGGAATTTTTGTTTTGTTGCCATTAGACCACCTCCAGATTTAGTGAATTCCTTACCCACGGATTGCGGAACTCCCGCCTTTTTAGCAAACGCAGGATTGTGGGCTACCGCCTGCATAAACCGTTCTTGCTTTTTACTAGTTGATGGCACTGCGTTGCTCCTTCATAAAAGCATCGAGCTTCTCATCTAGTCGATCTAAACGTGCAATTACTCGGTTCATATCATTGTGAACGTCGTTTCTTGTCACGTATTTTTCTGCATTCTCTTCGCGTGTTTTGCTAAGAAGAATTGAAAGACGTTTTGTTTCGCTGTTAACCGACCCGACCCATAGCAAGATCAATCCTGAAACTAACGAAAGAACTAAACTCCAAACATACTGGTCCATTTAACACTTCCACGCACGTAAAGATTTATTGATCCGGCTATTCGGGTCATTTGCCGTTTTCGCCGATGTAAGCTTCTTTTTCATCCCTGACATACGGGCGCAGAATGACTTTTTCCGACTTCCGCCTTCCGGCTGGGGAGCTTTTAAATTCATTCCTTGCTTTTTCGCGGAGGCTCTCCCCTTGGCGTTCAGTCCGCCGTTGGGGTTCTTCCCCTCTTTCCGTTGCCATGCAGGAGACTTAGCCATAACACACCACAATAGTGGCACTGCTCAAGGCTGCATAAACACTAGCGTCAAATTTAATACCTTCGCCCGGCAACAGAACATGTTCTGTACCGTTAGTAGCTGGGGCAGTAAATGAAAAACGCGTAATGCCGCTAGAGCCGCCATCTTTCAATATAACAGTACCGCCAGAAGCGTAGCTAATCGTCACCGATTTAACACGGGTTGGACCAGCATACGCTGTATCACTGGAAGTAACTTGTGCGGCTTTTACGTCTGTTTGCATCATGGTGATGCCTCCTTATTAGACGTTTTGCTGACCAGCGTACGGATCGACTACGAAATAACGTAAGTAGCCGCCAACAGTGCCAGCACCACTTGTGTCAATCGTAACAGTCAGATAGCTCAACTCAGTCGTAGCAGCAAAAGTTAAACCGCTTGTGACGATACCAGTAGAAGCAACAGAAACGCCATTTGCAATAGCTGCGCCAGAAGTTGTACCACTGTTGTAGCCACGAGTGCCTAAGTCAACAGTGCCTGCGCCTGCGTCATTGATGATTACTTCGGTGATAACAGCACCTGCTGGGAGAACCAGATTAGTGGAGCTAGTAGAAGAAACTTTTACGTTTGTTGCGGTTGCAACAGAAGCGTCAGCGATATAAAACTGAGCTGCCATAACGCCGGAGCCACATACTGCGGTACGAGTTTGATCGCCGCCGCCCGAACGCCAAATACTTTGGGTGGTAGAAACTGCCATGATAGATTGTCCTCACATTGCGAGTTAAGTGCGACGATATGCAATGTAACAGGCCGGGAGCCATTCGTTCGCACCGGATATTCCCGGATTTATTTACTTTATACCACAAAAGGGGGACCGAAGTCCCCCTCTTTTTTAGGCACCAGAAGAGCCGTACATACCAAGCGGATCAGACCAACCGAACGAATAACGCTCACGAGCCTTGTAACGTACGTTACCAGTATCGAAGTCACCGTCCATGCTGTTCTGCAATGGGCTACGAACAAAATGCTTCATGCCGTTTGGAACGTCTGTGGTCAAGAACCAAGCGTTTGTATCGGTCAAGAAGTGGTTGATCGCATAGCCTTCAGGGATCGAACCATTGTTCTTCAATGCGTTGATGTCGTTGTCATTTGTACCAACACGCAGATTGGTTTCTAACAGACGAGTTGCAACGAACTGTAAGCTTGGTGGAATAATCAGCTTACGTGGTTTAGCTGCGATCAGCAGGCCACGTTCATCCGTCCAAGCAGCGATCTGAATAACGGCGGCTTCCAAAGAAGTCTCGTTCAAGTCAGCAGGAGTTGTTGGGATGTTGCTGTTTACACCGCCTGTTACCAGAGGATGTGAAGCAGAGAATAAAGGCACGCCATCGCCACCATTGTAGCCAGCGGTGAAGCCGTTATTCAAAATTGAAGCTGCTTTAACCTGTTTGGTATAAGCCATCGAACGTGCTAAAGCTTTTGTATAACGAGCAGA